ACAATTTAATAAGTTTCTCTTGCTCCATGAGCCGATATTCCATCCTGCACCGTTCGCCTTTGCTCTTGTGATTTCTGTCGATGTGTTTGTGTTATACATAAGCGTCTGTCCTGCAATAGACCGGATTCGTGTTCCGTCGTATGAACCGCCAAACATAGGATAATAGAGTTTGTCCGCATGTGAGCCGTCTTCTCTTAAATATGCATCGTCATTGTATGTCGCATCGTACTTTTTGTTTGATATTATAATATACTCGTACATCTCATCCTCGTACTGCGATAACCAAATCTTTCCTTTATTTCCACTACCATCAAATACACTCATTGCATTTCCTCCGTATGCCATATTCCCGACATCTGATGGAGTTTTTCCATCTTCTTTCAATGTTTGATCGCTTGGGCTGAGTTTATAATCCTCTGTCCCGTCATATCTAACCATAGCAGGATAGTTATTCTTTACAAAAAATGCATCTCTCCAGTCTCCAAAATCAAAGTATCCGGCAGAATAGTTCATTGCAGCGGGTGTCATTCCCACCGCATCGAAAAGATATGTACAGCGTGTCGCCGGATTGCTATCGGATTTATTTATTTTCATCCCATATCGAACAACCCTTTTATCATCTTCTGTTCCTCCGCTTCCACCGTTTACAAACTTTTCGATTGCATCTGCGATATTAACTACATCTCCATTTTCTTTAATAAACCTTCCTGTATGCGGTGTGTATTTTTCAATATTCTCATGTTCTCCTGTATCCGCCCCTCCAATCAGATCAGCTATATTGATAGTTTCTCCATTTTCTTTAATAAACCTTCCGTTCATCGGTGCAAATGTTTTTACATTCATTTTCTTTCCCCTCTTTCGTGTTTCAATTATACGCACCTGCTGCGTCAGTGGATTTATACACTACAAAATCAATTTGCGTTCCTTTATCTACTGGAAGTGTTAAATCAATTCTATCTTCATCAATTGTGTATTCTGTTTTATTTAGCCTGAATCCGTTAATAAACACTTCCAAAACATCTATCGCCCAACTATATTGCGGTATTCCGATAGTAACTACTTTTTCTCCCTCTGATTGCGTAATATATGTATTTTCATATCTCCTTATAATCGTCTGTGTTGCAAGCGAATCTTTTACCTTGTCAAACCACACTTGAAACTCTTCTTTGCTTTTATCTTGGAACTCCTTGTATGCTGTTTCATATTGCTTATATAAGTCACTTGTGTCTACTTGATCTATCAATCCAGTCACATATCCGCACACGTCTGTGTTTGGAATTGTATTCGTGATGTTTGCCTGTGTAATATTTTCTGTTAATTTATCCACCCGGATATTACACAATAACAATTCTTCTATATAACTGTCACTTTCATCTATCCCCGGTGCGTCCGGATTCGTTGCTGGTGTTCCTTTTTTTAATACAACCGTTGCATCTCTTGCACTCTCATTTTTGTTATTTCTTAACACGATGCTGTCTATTCTGTTCAACACTACGTCGCTCGGATCAAGTGTCAATACGATATCTGCCGTGTTTTCAATCCATTTTCCATCTGTAAAATACGCCTTTCCAGTCGGTACTTTTACTTTCATTCCTTCAGCTTCTGTTACAACAAATTTTTTCCCGTAATTTTGCAAAACTCCTCTTGTAAAAAGTCCCGAAAAGTAAACTGCCATCGTCTCCGCGTCATACTTCCTGTCTCCATCCACCGAATTATAATAACCACATTTTATCGCCATCTCTATACCTCCCATGCTCCAAACGTCGGCACCAATCTGTAACCGTTTGTATTCTCGCTTTCTATAATTTCTAAAATTCTCGACGTTGCGATCATTCCAAATTTATTTTCTATTTGTACAATGTCACCAAGCTCATAATCTTTCTTGTAGATGTATGTGTTTGTGTTTTCGATTTCTCCTGCGTATGTTTCCACAAACGAATTTTCCGCAATCTTTTCTTTCCCACGCTCTAGCAGTAACTTATTATACTCTGCCATCGTGATTTCTCCTTCATTGCTTGAAATGTCTTTCGCATCTACAAAAAGCTCATATCTTTCAAATCCTTCTCCATCCCCTGTTGTCTGATATTTTCTATCTTTTCCTTCTCCTTCCCCTCCAATTAACGCAACATTTGTTATATTAGTCTCGTCATATTCATATTCCGTGTTCCCTATGTTGTCAAAGTCATCCGAAAAGATCACAAACGAATTTTTTTCCTGTTTATAACTTCTATCCTCTCCTTTATACAGTTCAAATACCAAGTCTCCGGCTTTATCCATCATGATTTTGAAACCATATTCATATGTTTTACAGATTTCCATGACTGCAGTTAACAGATTATCACCTGTAATCTGTTTATCTATCGTTTCCGTGTACCCTTTTAATACCCCTAGCTTTAATTTTGGTATCCTTCTTTTTTCGTCCGACGTGTTTATTGCATTTTCACTTACAAGCCTTCTTATAAAGGATTCCGCCGTCTCTCCACCTTTTGAGTTCGTCTGATTCCAAACGATTCGCTGTCCAAGTAGTTTCTCTATTGATCTCCCGGATACCGTGATTTCATTCCCGGATTCTGACGTTGTTTTCAGATTCACTTTTTCGATTTGACAGATCATCTCGTCGTCTTCCCGTGCTATATAATTTCTTTTCTTTAACATCTGCACGTTTTCCACTGTCGCCGTCGTGTTTAATACAAAATCTCCTGTTTCGTAATATCTTTTTACCCATTCGATTGACTTAAATGATTCTATCACACCTACAATCTCAAAACTTTCATTTAAAATAAATAGCTGCATCTTATACCCCCTCATACATGTTTGAGTAGGTGAATTTTACATTTAAATTTTCTCCCCCTCCCTCGCACCGATATGTAAATGTACTTTTCCCAGTCGCAATCCGAAACCACTTATTCCCTCTCAAAATCGTGTTTATAATGTTCCTCGTTTCTCCATATCGTATCAGTTCCACTTTTTTGTTGAGACTGTTTGTATTTATCCTTATCACGTCTCCTAGTTGCATTTCTATTTTTAACCCAAAAAATTCCCTTGTATCTACATTGTAGATTGTTGGATTTATCACTTCTCCTGTCGCTTCTAACTCAATCAGCACCCCTGTTTCCGTGTCTCCTTTATTACAAATCACTTTCACCATCTCTTTATTGACCCTAGAAAATTCTATTCCTGTTTTTTCGATTGCAAAAGGAAATTCAAACAAGTCTTCGACCGTCGACATAATTTCCGCCGTCTTCTTTTCATCTTCAAAATAAGGGTTCATGCATAACAGATTTATATCTATTGTCTGTGTCTGAGTAAACAGCGAACCGTCAAATGATTCTACGATTCCCGTTATTTTCAAGTCTCTCGTTCCGTTTTTGTAATGTAATACAGTTTCTTTTTTTACCCGGAAAAAATCATACAGTTTTTGTCTGTTCTCTTCGACATTTCCACGTGGCTTTATCGTCACTGTTATTCCCCGACTCTCTATTCTTGTACTGTTTAAGATACTTCCATCTAAATTTGTCAAGTTCGTTTTATTAATCACTGCCTTTGTCGGCAGCAACCCATCAATGTCCGTCACGTCGTAGTCCGGCGAATTTGTCAGTTCCAGTTTTTCTCCTTCTTCATTTTCCGCCCATAATCTAAACATTGTTTACCCTTTCCATTTCTTAAATAATTTCAATTGTTTCTGTGTATTTCGATATACTTCCAAGCTATCAATCGCTTTTGGAGATGTATTGTATTGATTAAATGTGACATTATTCACATTTGATGTCGCACCAGCGACAGCCAATTCTCTATCTCCAGCATACCCTGAAAGTTTCCCGATTGTATTCCTCGCTTTCCCTTTTAGATTCTCAACCACATCATAGCCCACCGTCAGCTTTTCTCTAAATCTATCTTTCATCGTTCCAATTACGTCAGAAGCCATTGTTTTCGCTTTTTTTACCACATTCTTTGTTCCATGTGTAATCGCTCTTATCAATCCTTCGTTCATCATCTCTCCCATCCAATATGTTTCTCTCGACGGTGAATGTATTCCAAGCGCGTCCTTGATTCCATTTAGCACAGATTTTCCGAACCCCTTTACCTTTTTAATCACCCAGTCAATCATGTCGTTAATTCCGTTCCATAGGCCTTTAACAACATTTTCGCCGATAGATTTCATCTTATCTGGTATTTTTCTTACTTCTTCTGTTATTTTATCGAATAATTTTTTTCCCGCTTCTTTCCCTTTGTTCGCAAGGTCGCTTCCGAATTCAATCACTCTTGTCACTGTATTTTTTAAATGCTCCTGAATTTTTCTCGGTAATTCCCTAAAAAATTTCACAATTCCGTCTATCGCATCACTTACAAACTTCACAATGCTTTTCCATAAATTTATCCAAAAATTTCGAAAACTGTCACTCGTGTTCCACAAGTATATAAATCCAGCGACCAGCGCTGTAATTGCCGTTATGATTAACACAATCGGATTTGCCAGCATTGTTGTATTTAATAATGTAATCGCTTTTGTCACTCCCGTTATGATTCCCTGTATTGCCAAAGCTGCTGCCAGTATCCCAAATGCCGTCGCAAGACTTATCACCAGTGCAATTACAACATTCATCACCGCCGGATTTTCCTTCATGTAGTTGTTCAAATCAAGAAATTTCCCAGCGAAAAAATCTACAGCCGGAGCAACTAAGTCTAATGCTTTTGATTTCATGTTATTTATCGCAGTGTTCACAGGCTCGATTGACCGCCCTAACTCTGCTTGTGATTCTTTTAACTCTGCTTCCGCTCGGTTCGCTTCCGTCATACTTCCTGTTAATTCATCGTATGTTCTTTTGCTTTCTCCATACTTTGCATTTAACGTGTCTGCTATCAACTGCGCTCTTTCCTTTGTATCGTTCGTTGTTTCCAGCTTTGCATTAAAATCGTCTTCATTTATTCCGGCCCAGTTCAAGGCATCCGCAAGTGACCCGGTTACTTTCCCAACCTGTGCGGTCTCGTTTATACTCTCAGTCAACCCCTCGATTGGAATAGAATCACCGTAGGCACTCCACACACCGATTGCACTATCCACGATACTGCTTACCGTGTCCGTCGATGCACCGATTCCCATTAGGTTTGTGATTGCGTTTGTCGCCATTTGATCGTCATTTAAGTACCCATACAAATCTTTGTACTTCTCTTTTGCAAAGTCCACGGAATATCCAAACGTGCTCGCCGAACCTTCTAGTTTTGCATTCATTGTTCTGTATTCTTTTGTTGCTTCACTTAATTCAAATAATGAGCCTACAAGATCTCCTACTTTAGAAATCGCCCCGGTAATCACATTTCCTACAACGTCCGCAAGTGCACCTTTCATAATCGTGAAGCCTTCCCCCGAATCTTCCGCCCCTTTTTCTGTGTCTTTCAGCGTTTCCGTTAGCTGTTTTGCTTCATTCTCCACTTCATTCAACTTGCTTTTGTTCTGTTGCAAATTTCCGTTTAGTTCTCTTATTTTTTTTGCTAACTTTTCCGCTTCATCCGAGTTTTTCCCTTGCTCAAGCACTACATCCGTGTACGATTTTTTCAGCTTTGTCAGTTCGCTCTCTTGTCTTTCAATCGCACTTTTGAGCTGTTCCGTCGTAGTTTCTGTCTTTTTATTTTCATTTTGGAGTTGACTTAATTTCTCAGTATATTTTTCTGTTTCTTTTTGTGTCTTATTGATTCTAGTCTGTTGATTTAAAATAGACACGCTCAGCTGTTCTGTTTTATTTGTTGTTGCTTGTTGTTCTCTTTCGAGCTTCGATATTTCATTACTCAACTTCTCCACTTCTGCAGATTCTTTTCCGTACTGTTCGATTGCTTTCTGCTTTTCTTCTTTCAGTTCAGCTATTTTACTGTCGTACTCTGTCAGCTTGTCAATGTTTCCGTTGTATTCATTTTTCAAATGCGCCAGCTTCGATTTTTCCGCTTCCATGATGCTGTTTAATTGTTTTAATTTCTCACTCACTCCATCCGTTGAACTCGCCCAATTCCCCAGTTTGCTCGAACTCTCATTAAAAATAGCATTCGCCATTTTAATATTCTTCCCAGCTTCTTGTGTCGAAGTTTTCAGTTCTTCTATATCCACCTCGTACTTTATACCGTAGATATTTTCTTCGTTTGCCACTCTTTCACCTCCTTAATTCATCACTTTTACCATGTGTGTTTTCTTCTTATTTTCACTTATTTGTCCTTGTGTCTTTCCGGCGTTTTGATTATCTATGTAAGTATTCAAATCTCTCACCATCTCAAACACTTCTACCGCCCTGTATTCGTCCAATTGTAACGGATTCAGCCCAGGAAACCTTTCACAAAGAATCATTTCAATTTCAAAAATCAAATCAATAAGGGGAGTATTGCTACTCCCCTTCCCTAGTTTTTTGAGCCATTACCAGCAATCCCGATTACTTTAAATGCGTATTTACCTAAAGATATAACCACTTCCGCCACTTCATTCACATGCGTTTCCAGATATTCCTCTTCTGTCATATCTGGGAATACGTCCATCATCAGCTCTTGTACTTGTTCGTAGCTCTTTAATACAAAATCGCTTACAACCTCAATCAATCCTGCATTTGCTTCTTTGTCTTTCCCTTTCAATATTTTTGCAAGCTTGTCAAGCTCAAATGTATTTATGATTCTTTTCAATTGTCTCATTTTCAGTGAGTAACTTTGCCTTCTGTGTGTTTTAACTACTTCATCCAACTCATTGTAGATATTTAATTTTAATTCCATTCGCTTTTACCTCTCTTTGTTTTTTAACAGCATTGCAGCTGCTTCGTCTGGATTGTATACCTTTTCAAAGAACTTTTGTTCTGTTACTTTTCCTCCGGCTTTCATTTTGCAATATTTTAACGGTTTGTTTTTTGCGCTCGTGAACTTGTGTTGTGTGTAGATTGAGTTTGCTTCCCACTCTAAGTTAGTCGTGTCTGTTCCGTCGTCTTTCGTTTGGTATTTTTCAGACCCTCCAGTTAATTTAGATTTGTAAATCCAAAAATACCACTCTTGTCCGTTTGTATCCTCACCAACAAATCCAATTGCAACATACGGTTTTTTCTTTGGTGTTGCAAGGTATATACCATTCTCCTCGTCCGCTTCTCTTCCTTCAATCATTGCTCTTACTGCATCTTCAATCACCGATGTGGTTAATTTGTACTTGTCCGCACCTTCCGCGTCCGTAATGATTGACGGTTGATTGTCATAGTAACTTGTCCCAGAGCTTTCCTCTTCTTCGCTTCCAATTTCTTTTGCTCCCGCAAACACAATCGGCGTGCCATATTCGAATGTCTTTTCATCGTCTTTGATTAAATTTGCGATTTTTAAATCTCTTACTCCTCGCAATTCTCTAAACATCCTGTTTACCTCCCTTTTCCATAAACATAATTTCCATACTTCTACCTGAATGATTTTTGGAATCGCTGTAAACGTCCTTTCCTTTTCCCGGAACTATCCAGTCATTTTCCTCCAATAGCTTCTTTGCTTTTAATAAAATTGTTGTTGTCAACAACGGATCAACCGAGTAAAAATTCACTGTAAAATACCAAATGCAATTTTGCTCTTGATTGTCGTAGTGCCCTTTTTCCTCAGTATCGTCATTCCATACCGTAAAAAAATTGTCCGGGTACTCTTCTGTCGTTGTAAATGATCCCTGTTTATAAACCTCGTATCCTAAAGTCTCCAACAGTTCAAATAATTGGTTTTCGATCATATCAGTTTTTCCCATTCTCTCTCCAGCGTATTTTTTAATGCTTCTTTTACTTTCTTTTTCCGTTTGATTTTTGCAACATATTTTAGCGGTTCTTGCTTTGGTGTCCCCTTGTCCAAAAAAATAGATGCCAGTCCACCTTTATTTATGTCAAACCCTGTTTTTAGTGTCAGTTTATTTCCTTCATTTACCACTTTTAAATCCGTTTTTAAAGATTCTTCAGTGATTCCGGCGTACTTATGTTTTTTTGCAATCTGTAAAAATTCTTCGGTTGCCACTTTTCCCGAATTAAGTATTGCTTTACTTAAGATGTCTGGAACGTCTCCCCCAATCTCTTCAATGTCACTTATGATTTTTTCGTACCCTTTCATGGTTATTTTGCAATTTGCTTTACCCATGTGATCCTCTCAATCTTTCAACCTTAAATTTAAGAAATTGGTGTCTGTATTCAATGTCCTCCGGTTCTCCAAGCACACTAAATACTTTCCCGTCTTCCATTCTCTTCAATCTGCTGTCACTCTTAATGTCCGGTCTGTACCACGTTTCTATGTCTGCCGTATCTTTCATACTCAATACGCCATTCACCACGCTTTCAGTGCCCCCGAACGTCAGAAAGGAGCAATTTATCCTTTCTCCCTCTTCCGGATACGTTGCAACTACTTTCCCTTGTACTTTTTCGTGCGTTGGATTCAGCAGCATAAATGGAACTGTAAACGGTTTACTTGGTCTATACATGTTCTTTCACCTCGTAACTCAATTTTATGCAGCGTTCCCGGAAATACGGAGAATGTACTACTTTTCCGCTTGTATTCGTCCAAATGTCATTCACACCAATCGCCACAGCTCCAATCGCCTTTTCACTCATCGCCACTTCCCGTGATACTCCACTGTCAACCATTTCCTCAATAATCTCATTTATGTATATTTTCAGTGTTCCATCTTGGTAATTTCCCGTGATTCCGATTGCTTCTTTCACTCTTTCGATATGTGCGTATTCCATAGTCGTTCTCCTTATTTCTCTGTTGCTTTTTTCGCTCTCTTTTTAGCTGCTAGTCTGTCTTTTTTTTTAATCTTAAGAAGCCGTCCTGTTTTACGACGTTACCACCCACAAATACAGACGCACGGAAGCAGATCATGCCCTGTTTAAATTTATAATCGCTTGATTCCATGATCTCCACTGGAGAAAATGTTGACATCTTGTATGCGTTCAAATCTCCATACGCCATCACAAAATCATTTTCAGAAGCTGTTGTAAAATCTTTCACATTGCTGTTAATAGTGTATGGAATTGTATTGATTGTTTTCTTTGTCAAATCAATATTGTACGCTGGATCACCGTTTGCTTTTTTCACTTCACTCAATTCTTTCAATGTCTTTTTGTTCAGGATCAGCGTAGCTTGTGTTTCCACATCTTCGTCCCCGCCGTAGTAGAAAATAGCTGTGTTCAGTGTATTAATATCAATCGCTGTGATTCCCACATCTTTTCCACTGTCGATCGCGACTGGATTTGCGAAAATTCCTACTAATTGCTTCGTTCCTGTTCCGTGTAAGATTTGCTGTGATAACTTTTTCTTCAACGCAATTTCACACGCCTCCTGTACTTTTCTTGCGTAATCAATATTCGGAAGCTTTTTCACTTCCTCGCTGATTTCTGCATATGCCGTTACTTTTACTTTATTGATTGGGGCATAGTTAAATGTTGGTTCTGCTTCCGTGTACTCAGTACCCTCTTCTGTAATTCCACCAGTTCCATATGATGCAACGTATGCTTCTTCATAGCTTTCACCGCCGTTTAAATCATCTCCCTTTACCTGATCTACGAGCGTCGAAACCGGAGTGAATGTATCGTTTAGCACGTTCCCCGTGTGTTTTGGAAGAACTAATTTACTAGAGCTTACCTGTACTGCTCTTTTTTCTCTTAAGTCTTTTCCTCTTTTTTCAAGTTCTTCATTCATTTTCTTTTCTCTTGCCTCTAAGTCTCCTGCTGCCGCTCCCGAGCGCATTGCATATGTTCCCATCATCAACATTGATCTTTGTTTTGCTCCCTCGTCGTCACCGTCACCAGCTCCATCGCCGTTTCCGTCGTCGCCTTCGTCTTTCATGCCTTCCAAAAGTTTTTCCGCTTCTTCCAGTTCACTTCTTACTTTCGTAAGTGTTTCACCCAGCTTCTCTCTTTCTTCTCGATCTTCGCTTTCAATCATTGCCGTTTGCAAATTTTCAACCTGTGTTCGTTTTTCCGCAACCTGTTTTTCAAAATACTCCCTTACCTCTTTGTTTTTCATACTAAATACCTCCATACATTTTCATTAATGTTCTAGTTTCAAAGTCCAGCTTACTTGCTTTCTTCTGAACATTTGTTCTTTTTTCTTCTTCCAGTTTTTTTCGCATTTTTTCCAAATTGCTTTTATCGCGCGCGTAGATTTCTGTCTCTTCATACGCCGGGAATGTCACCGCCGACACTTCCACCACTTCATCAATTTTCTTGATTCTTCTTGTCGGTTTCTCAGTCTCCAAGTCTTCCCACTCTTCATCACTTATCGTAAACATAAAACTCATTCCAGTTATGTCTCCACGCTTAATCGCGCTATATAAATTTCTCGCTTCTGTATTGTTTTCTACGTCGAGTTGTACCGTCATTTTTAGTCCGTTTTCATCTACTGATAATTGCATTGTTGAATTTTCATTGTCTGCCCTGGAACGTGCCAACGGAATTTTGCTCACATCGTGATTCACTAAAAACCTCACATCATCAAGATTCGCTTCATCCAATGCCCCTTTTTCAATTACTTCATTCATCCAAAACAGATCCGTTATGGAATTATATACAATCGGTCTTCCTTCCACTGTATATTTGTTCTCTTCCTGCTCTGCCCGAATCTCAAAGTTATAGGCTCGATTTACAAATTCTTTTTCACCTTTCACTCTGTCCCCTCCTTGCTTTTCATCTCTCCTAACTGTACTTTATTTGCAATTTCCACATTAACATAGTTTAATGACTGCATTCGCACGCCTACAAGTTCCTCTAAAGGCTCTAATCCCAACGCCAACCTTTTCTCATTGCTGTACAGTTCACCGGCGTCTCCTAAAATCCGTATTGCTTCCAGCACTTGTGTTGTGTTCATAAAAACAAGCTCTTTCGGTAGGAAAATAATTTCATTTCCGCACTGTTTTTCTCTTTCTGTAAACAATGTCTTTGTAAACGCCTGTGAAATTGCCACAATTAACGGTTCGAGCTTTTTCTGATAAAATGCTTCGTATTGTTCTTTCGTGTAGTCTCCTTTTAAGATTGCCATGCTCACGCCGAAATTTCTCAATATTCTTTCGTCAATAAATTTCAAAGTTTCTGCGTCCACAATCGCAATTTTTTTCGTGATTGCCACATATTCCGCTTTTCCATCTACGCCCAAAATCCCAGATTCATTGTTTTTCAGTCGTTCGTTGAATTCGTTCACCATTGCTTGCACTTTATCTCTGTCCATAACGCTCCCTGATTTTAGAATACCATTCACATTAAAAGAGGATTTCATAGCTTTTAACGCTCCCTCCATCATGTTTTCATTCATAGAAAGCAGTTTCAGAAGTGCGTCATTGTCCGGCTGTCCGTTTTCATTCCCACCCAAAAAATCATTAAATGAAAATTTATAACGTATATGTATTACATCACTGTAAGGCAATGTGAACTCCTGCATATTTTTAAATCGCATCCTCACAAACAACTCTCCTGTATCATCCTCCATAAAATCCACATATCTCGGTTGTAACGGATACATTGCGATATATTTTTTACTCCTTTTCCCATCTCCACTATTTACCCACTCGTAAACCGGGTAAATAATAGAATTGTAGTTCAAAAACAGATTCCAAATAACCTTTGACATAAAATCACTTTTTGTCATTAGTGGATTTGGATCATTTAACATTTCCTGTATCGACCCTTTCACCGGAACTCTGTCTTTTCCTTCTTTTCGTATGTGGTGCGGTGTTATTTTTGTCATTTCCGTTACAATACAATCTACAACGGATTGTACAATATCAGATGCATATATGTTGTCTCCAAACTGTGAAAAAATAGGTTGTCCACTGTTTAGCATGTGGGCGTATTTTAACCCCGTGATTTTATTCTTTAATTTTTCAAAAAATCCCATGCTTCTCTCCTTAACTGCTATACTGTCTTAACTGGCTACGGTATCTTCTGTACATCTCATACAAAATAATCAATGTAACCGCACCGTCAATTCTTCGTGACGCTTGGTTATTTATTTTTACACACAACACACGTCCTAAATTATCAATTTCCATAGACGCATTTCCAAGACACCACTGATCTATTTCATTTTCGTTGTAATTCACATACTTCGCCTTTAGTTCCTGTTCGCAAAGCTTCATTGCGTTGCTCATGTTTTCTTTGTTCTGTATTACCATTTCGCACTCAATACCGTAATACTCCATTCTTTCCAAGAAATCTTTTGCAAAACGCTGATCGTATCCGCACTTGAATGTACGTATTTCATAATCTCTATAAAGCTCGTAAAACCAGTCAGCTACTTTTGTTAAATCGTTGTCTAAGCCCGGTAATATCGTAAGTATTCCCTTTTCAGCCCATTCTTTGTATTTTGCCCCGGCGGTCTTATCGTCACTGTTTTCCAGTTTTCCCTCCGGTATAAAATACATTGTGTGTACAAACTTTTCGTTTGTATCTACATCTATCGCCATAATCTTTGCACACGTCAAATCAGTTGTTTCACTCAAATCGACTGCACCGATTACCGCTTTTCCTCTTAACTTTTCTAAATCAAATTTCGCTTCATAAATATAGTCTTTTTCTTCTAACCAGCTTTGCGCGTTCGACTGTTTAAAATTAAAATCCTTACTCAAAACAAACATTCTGTCTGCTTTCGATGTCTTGGCAATATCCACTTGCTCTCTTAAGTAGTCCCATTTTTTAACAATTCCAAGTGATGGGTTTGACTTCATCCAGCTTTTTTCATCCTCCCACACTTCCCTCTCACTATCTTGCGTATATAGCCATGGAAGTGTCCTTTCTGCCATGATTCCATCATCCTCGCCACGTATAATTGCCCTGCATTTTTTTAATTCATCGTCCAAATACCCATCATTTATAAACCCTTCTGTTGTGATATTGATAAATTTCGGGTTATCCTTTAACGATTGAGACTGTTCTACGGACTTCGCAATCACATTTGTTTTCATTTCGTGCGTTTCATCCACGATAGCAAAACCAATGTTTCGCCCTTCCTTATTTCTTGTCCTGTCTGACATCTTGAACACTTTAGAGTTTGTCGTTTTGTTTAAGATATATCTCTGATTTCTTTTTGTGTCCAAATCTTCCGGATCTATCAGCATACGCATTAGGTCAATTGCATCATACACAATCGACGCTTGATTATCGTCATTCGACGAGCAAACAATGTCGTTTCCTTCCTCTCCTATAATCAGTTCTGTGAGCGCTAGTGCCGAGCATGTTTCGCTTTTCGTGTTTTTTCTTGCAATCAGCAGCACGATTTTTTTAAATCTGTCGAAACCCGTGTCCGTCATTTTGAAAGAATAAACAACCTCAATGAATGCTTTTTGCCAAAGCATCAAAACCATTGGTTTGTTGTAAAATGGCGCTTTCGTCAACCTTATGCAATTTTCCATAAAGTCAATACGTTCGTAAGCATCTTTTGTGTCATATGTGTATCTTGGATTATCCAAGTCTTCTATGAGCCTGTCCAACTCTTCTATTAGTTCCCTGCCAGCTACAATCTCACCAAGTCTAATTCTTTCCCGGTACTCAATCAAATAGTTTGGGTAAACTCTACGTTCTTCCACTCTTCAACCGTTCTTCCATGTATTTTCTCAATGGACTTTCTACCGTTTCACTTTCGATTCCTAACGCACTATTTACTACTTTCAGTGCGTTCAGATAAGATTGCGACAAGTCTTTATATTGTTTGTAAGCTGGTGTTGCTCTTTGCTTCGTCGGATCGTCCTTTTTCACTAAAATGAAAGGAAGGCTTTTCAGATATTCTAGTTGTCCCTCCAAAAAAACCAGCTGATCTATCAAAGGGGACACTAATTTCAAGGTTTCTGCATCAAGCATTTTACAAATATCCAATACTTCTTCTTTTCTTTCCATTTTTCTCCCCCTTTCCTAGATTTTTTCAACTTTTCATTTTCTTTTTCGGAAAATCTCATTTTTTCACTTTCTGCGAGAGTAATGCTCGGATGTCAGTCCTCACTTGAACTGCAAAAATTTTTATAGTGGGGGGTAGGAATAGTCCGTCTATTCTGTATACGCATCAAACCATTTGCATATAAACTCTTCTACTCCTCTGCTTTCCTCTTTACATTTGCAAAGACACTCTTCTTTTGTGCTTTCTATGTATAGCAATTCTGCTCCCAATACCTCCGACAGTCTTTCTCTTTCGTTTGCATACGGATATCCTCCAATCACAAACGCTTTGTTCCACCTTCCTGTCCTTGTTTTAATCATGTCCAACATGCAATCACGAATCACAAATACATTTCTGCTTAGTTTGCTGCTGTGTGTATATCTCTTGTTTATTGATATTGCTGTGTATATGCTGTCAATGTCTAGTATTAAATCATCTTTCCCCGCGATCTGCTCTACATACTCTCTCTTGCCAGCACACGGTGGTCCATATACGATATATATTTTCTTTACAGGATTGTACCCAAAGCGTTCATGGATTTTGTTGTGACACTTGTGGTGTATTAACTGTATATTTTCCTCGTTCAACGATATTTCATAATCATTCACATTCTCTTCTGTAAGCTCGATTTTATGATGTCCTATACAGTCATACGCCTTTACAATCGGCTTTCCACAATACTCACATATGACTACCCCCTGTTCATTCACTCTTTCGGCTTTTAACCTTTTTAGAATCTTGCTCCATTTTTGCGATTTATAAAATGTTTGCAACGTGTACATTTGTAACCTCTATTCTTTTTCTTCTATTTCCATCTTCCAAATGTCACCCACTCAATCGCACGATCATAAGTTGTTTGTTTTGACTCTGATGTCACATTGAAATGTTTTTCCGTTCTTTCGTTGTTGTTTCCACCGCGATCTCCTACCCATAATTTGTCAATCAAATTTCCATTTCTTCCAGGGGTAAGGCTTACTCGATATCCAGCATCTTTGTACGGAATCTGTAAATTTACATCAGATGTTTCTAGCGCTACTTTTCCATGCGCAGTTGTCCCCCACTGCAGTAAAAAACCATTTGCAAATTTTATGTAGCCATCTCCTATTTCCGCGCTAACACCTTCAATCATCTGCTCAGTTGTTTCTTTTGTTAGCACTTCTCTTTTTGACTTACTATCTGTAAATCCATATATTTTTTCTTCTGGCATTTTTAACATCTCCTTCGCGTTTACCACTCTTCTAATGTTCTTTTGTACTCCAGTTCTTCTTTTTTCTGCTGCAATTCCGCCGGGTTATTCGAATATTTTTCTTTCGCCCAGTTCTTTAACAGAAAAGCTCCTGCCGACTGTGAAGGCGGTATGTATATTTCTTCTTCATAAAACTCAATTTTTTCCTCTTCCCTCTTCTTTTTCCCTGTACATTCGTCGTATTCAACAACTTTCAATTTCATTGCCTTTTTCACTGTTTTCGTGAATCCTAACGCCTGTATGTACATGCTTTTTTCAAGTTCTTTTATCTCTTTTTCTCTTGTGGTCAGAATTAGGGCTGAAAAGGCTTCCATTTTGTTCTTGTATTTCTTCCAAGTTGAATATGACACACCTATTTTCTTTGCAACGTCTCTTTCGCTATATCCTTCCGACAGGAGTTCTACTATTTTTTCTTTGTTTGGTAAAATTACAGTGTCATAACTGCTCTTTCTTCCTGTCTTTCGTGTCAAATCACGTTTTCATTCTCCTTTTAAATCTTTTCTACTGATTTTGAATTAACAATAAAGTTTCCGTTTACGATGTTGCCCATGTATCCACCATCTTGTGATGTGAGCTGCGTTCCTTTTTTGATTGTTACCGTAACATCTTCCACTAGGCGTAGTTTGTCGCCCTTTTTAATGTCCGGCATAACATATTTGCACTGCATATATCCAGTTGTATCATTATGTTTCACTATTACGCCTGCCGTTCCGCAATCTAGAACAGTTATGTGATCTCCTTTTTTTCCGTCAATAATCACTTTCCCGTTTGCGTCAGTAATAGGTGCGTCGCAATACAAATGAGCAGAACCCGGTCCAATGCGTCTCACAGTATTTACACCAATTTCAGCACTCGTTGAACTAGAATTTCCCTTATAAGCAATTCCAAGATATTCCAAAATCGCTTTTGCATAAGCTACGCCAAACGCTCTTTGTTCTGCTGCCGTGTCTCCGATATCATTATCTGTGTCATTGTCTACAAAAAATGATTCAAACAATACAGCCGTCATTTTCGTAGAGTTTACAAACATCAGATTGTTTCCCGACTTCAATCCACGTGAGTTTTGTCCAAGTTGTTTCACGTATTTCTCACCTAACTCAGCAAGTTTCTTTCCGTTTGCGTCAGATGCATAGTAATACGCTTCAAATCCGTCACCGCCTCCGCCGTTCGCATGGAACGATACTGCAATGTCTGCACTACTCGCATTTGCTTCTCTTACCTCTTCGCTAACTGGATCATTCTCATCCTGTGTCCTGCTGCATACTGTCTGTACTCCATGTTCAATCAATACCTCATTGCACGCTAATAATGTCTGTAGGTTAATATCTTTCTCTTTCATTCCGCAGGCTGCTGCCCCTGAATCTGTACCGCCGTGTCCTGCACTTAAAAATACTTTTGCCATTTTACTCCTCCAAATGTTTTAATCTCATTTCATGCTCTGTAATTTTTCTTTCATGTTCATCCAATTGTTCGCTATGCGCATTTATTCTCTTGTCTCTTATGCTGTCGCTTCTTGTCATTGCCTCCAGTGTTCCATCCATTTTTGTCAAAGTTACATTTAATTTAATCAGAGGTACTACAACCGCACTAAACAATCCTATTAATGCGCATAAAGCCATTACAAGCATTCCTAAAAATTCCGCTTCTGTCATATTTATTTCTTCCTCTGCTTAATCAATTGATTTACATATACACTTGCACCAGCGCACATAATTCCCTGTGTAATTGCCGTAAACACGCATAATAATGTAAATGCTTCTGTTCCGCACACATACAACGCAGATAACACCACACCGGCAATTCCTAAAATATATGGAATGTACTTGTCGTTCACTTCCGATCTTTTCAGTCCTGCACCAATAAAGTACAGTACCGGAATTAAAATTAGCAGTTCCGGCTTGATGAATTGTTGTAACTGTTCCATTATGTCTCCTCCTTTCCGATTTCTATAAGCTAAATTGTAGCTACTTTTCTTTTGCCTTTTAATAGCCAAAAATTCTCCTATTTTTATCCTGTTTTTATCCACTTTTTGTCATAAAAGAAGAAGGCTTATAAAGCCTTGTCCCCAAAAATAATCACAGACAATCTTTTAATAAGCCTTCTTCTTTGCTTGTAAACACTATTTCTTTCAATTGGTATTTTATACGCTATTTCCTCCGGTTTCTCCCCTTGCATCATCATTTTTACTATATCTATGTATTTGTCATCCCCTATCATTTCAACAGCTTTTTCTATCATTTTGGCTATTTCCCTGTCTTCTTCGTTTATCTCCGCACCTTTTTTTAAGTCTCTGTAATTGTAGATCATATATAATGTTCTTTCGCACGGATTTTTGTTTGGAAGTATGTTTTTAAGAATTTCTTTTGCTTCCATTCTTTTTTCCTCCTCGTTTCATTTCTTCTATTATTTCCTTGTTTTTGCTGTACTTATTTATTTTTACACACGCTTCACACCAGTCTTTCCTAAACTTCTTATATTTTTCCATGCTCCAAAACACTCTATTTATCTCCGCTTCCGTCAATCCATGTAACATGTTATCCTTCCTACTCTTTTATACTTCGCTTTTCCAACCGCATTCCCTACATTTGTATTGCCATTGTCCGATTCCATCGGTTTCCGCTTTATTATATTCCTCAGCTTTTTCTCTATTGCTCATTTGGCTTTTTAATGTGCGTGGATTCAGTATTTTTCCGCTATTTGCATCCAATGTCTTGTACACTACACATTCCTCGTCAATCAAAATTCTTCTACTCCCACACTTTGGACAAATATACTTCCCATCCTTTATTATTATGTCTCTCATCACTCTATTCCTCCTCTTTCTCCACGATGTACTCCAAATCATTTCCTATTTTGTTGCACATAACCACTTTGTATCCCTCATTCAATAGTTCTTCTAGGTGTTTCATTCTTTCTTTCGCATACCAGTATCCTGCTTGTGTTGGTGCTGTTCTAACTACTTTTTGCATATTGTTCTTTTTTCTCCTTCTTCTCAAAAATTCTTTTTGTCTTACACGTCCCATCTTCATAATCTTCCGGCTTTTCCACTGTCTCGTAACATATTTCTGCATACTCACACGTAAGACATTCCATAATTCTTTCTTTGTTGCTTTTCACTACTCTCTCCTGTTCCATCGTTCTAAAGCTGCGAAAACTGCTAATTCATCCACGTATGGTCTATCTTTATACTCTTCTGTTTTGCATCCGCATTTCTCACATATCACTTTCACTCCTTCATCCACAAGCAGCCTCGCTTTTCCTCCGCAAAACGGACACGGTTTCAGTTGTATTATTTCTTCCTGTCGTTTTTTTAATTCTTTTCTCAGTCTAGTTATTTCAATTCCTTGCTTCTTTATTTCCTCTCTTATTCTTTCGCTATTATTCCTGTATATCTGTACTTCTCTTTCCAGTACATATATTAAATCTTCAAAACTCTCTGCACCCAGTTTCTTTGCTCTTTCATTTGCACTTTTTACCATCTTTTCATATTGCGCATTCCTTATAATTCCCATTTTTCGTCTCCATTTCCACCCTATTTTCCCAGCACTCTAAACAATCTTTGTATTTACAGCATCTTTCATCTGTCTTTAATCCCAAATCATATATGCAGCAGCCGTTCATCATCTTTTCTTGCACTTCCTCGCGCTCTTCCTCGCTATCAAAAATTATTTTCATATTTTTCTCCTCTCTCTTTGTCCGGCAATATCCACACCGCAATGATAATCATCGCAAATGCAATTGTTCCTCTCAAGTCTCCGAGTAACTCTACTGCTCCAATTGCCATCAAAACCCACGCAGTCACTCCAGTTACATCTCTTATTACATTGCACGCTGTTGTTTTCTTTATGATCTCTCTTTCTTCCTTTGTATGTACATCGTAAAATCTACACTTTTTTTGTTCTTGCACTGTTTCACACACTACACTGCACTTCTTTTGTTCCTCACATTCGTAACAGCATATATCATCATTGTATTTTAAACACTTATATCCTTTGCATCTTCCCATTTTTATAGTCTCCTTAAATTTTTAACTTTTTTTGAAAAACAGCGTTAGTTTTTCCAATTTTATGTGTATATATAGTAGAGGAGAAAATAACTTTGAAGTCGGGGCAATGGCACTTAAGACCGTGCTCCGCTGTCCTCTACTACAAAAAGTCTTCTATGCTCATTTGTCCCGGAATGTTTTTATCTTCCATCCACCAAAGGAACTCTTCCTCTCCAGTCTTCCATTTACATTCTTTTCCTCGACTCTTACGCTCTTCTAACATTCTGTCAAATGCATGGATATACAGTTTCCTGTATTCCGGGAAGTCCGCGAATTCCCTGTAGCGTTTCTTGCCAGCCAACGGGCAACCAATACATCCAACACGATCATAACCGCATTTGTATAAATCGCATACTTCTATACATTCCGATTTGATGTATTGCCAAATGTCTGAATGCGTCCAATCGATTATAGGATTTACTACCATTTTATTCTGTTGCATACACAACTCACTCATTCGTCTCCGTGAATCATTGTCATTCATAAGTACAATCTTCGAAAAATGTTCTTTCTGATTTGGTGCCGAAAATTCATTCCATCTTTTTCTTGAAGCGCTTTCATCCCACCTTACTCCTGTGGCTACATATCTATTTGCACACCCTGTCTCCTTTAAAACAGAGCAACAGTATCTTACCCGTCTAGTCGGTGGTATTAACTTTTTAGGTATTAATTCCCACATACTTGTTAGTTTCCCTTGGTACGTTGGCTTTTCAATCGTACAAGAGATTCCTTGTTGCTCCAGTTCTGCAAATTTCTTCTTAATATGTCTTACTGTCTGTGGTGCATCTGCTGTTGTGTGGCTATTATGTACCTCAAACGGGATTCCTGATCTCTTAAACAGCTCCAGCATCACATCACTGTCTTTTCCTCCGCTATACGTGCAAACCAAAGGCTTTCCGTAATGATGCAAGCTCATTTCCGATGCCATTTTGATTCGTTCTATCGCTTTTTGTTCTTTATCCATTTTTTCTTTCAAGGAATCCGACATGTCTTTCCCGGCCGGGGATTCGGTCTCCTTTCTAAAATTTCCTACTCCACTTTCATAAATCTGCTCATAATATGCTTTCCTGCTGCATCATGGATATCAGCTGGCTCTGCATACTCGCATTTTCTAAGGATTTCCACTCTGTTAAAATTTAAGTCTTCTGCGGTATCGCAAACAATTGTCCCTCCAAAACTTTGCTGTCCGTCCATATCAATTACACACCTGTCACACACTCCATATTTACTTTTGCATATAATCATCTTTATTCCTCATTTCTTAACAATGTCAATAATGCAATATCCTTTTTCAAGTGCAGATGATGTTGAATCATCTTCCATAAATGAAATCATCATCTCAAGCGTTCTCCCTGTCGCTTTTCCTTCTGTAAATTCTCCGATAGTGATTTCCTCTCCTGCTGCATACTTGTCATTTTTTACAATCACAAAATGTTGTACTCCGTTCACAATTCTTTCAAACTGATTCCGTGATACTCTTATATACTTTTTCCCACTCTGTACAGAATCACTCGGTAAATGATTCATCCTTTCCTTGTCTTCCATCTCCTTGAGTTTCTTTCTCGTCTTACGGTCAATTTCATCCTGCTCTTCTGAATATCTCTGCTCGTCCGTTTTGTGCGCCTCCGCCCTGTTCTTGTACTGGTCGCATTTTGTGCACGTTCCAGTCTTTACATTGCAGCTCTCATACTCCGTGCAAGAGTAGCAAATAGATGTGATTCCCTCTGGGTGAGGTGTCTGATAGGTGTCAACTGCTGCCGGACGTTCCTCTTTATGGTGTGCCGTGGATACCGCTTTCCCTGTGTCTGATTCTGACACATTCTTCTGCACATCATTAATGTTTGGCTGTCCCTCTATTTGTTCGTCCTCTTTCTGCGCTGATTTTATCTCTTTCATGTCTTTAATTGTCCGGTACGATAATTCGCCTGTATCAATTAAAATTCCCAGTGCCTCCCTCTGCTCATCTGATGACATTCCACTCAATTCATATGCGGCAGAGAACGTCAGACGATTCTTTCTCAATTCTTCCCGGAACTCCGGTATTAAGTTGTTGTTCACTGCTTCAATCTGCGCCACTTTTGTCTTCGAAACATTTAGCATCTCTGCAATCGTGTCACGCAAACGACCGGATTTTAGATTGTACCCTTTTAACTCCATTCCGTTCGCTTTCATATCTTCGAGCGTTTCTTTTAATTCCTGTTCCTCACGTAACATTGTGTCAATATCCTTATTCCGGTGGCTATTTGCGATAATCAGTGCGATTCTCTCTTCTTGCGTCGTTGTAGGTGCTGTTACATTGCACGTTACAAATTCAAATTCTTTATGACCACGTTCTACAAGTAGATGTAACGCTCTCCATCTTCTTTCACCTGAAATCAATTTGTACTCCCCTGCTGCCTCATTCGGTTCATATTTCACGACAAGGTTTTCCAGTAAGCCAAGTGCAAGAATCTCTCCCGCTTTCTGCTCAATGTCTTCTTGTGGATAAAAATTTTCGTCATTAGCATATATTTTAAAAATAGACAAATCTTTTGTACGGAATCTCGCTTTTGCGGTTGTATCGTCAATTCCTGCCTTTGTCCGTTTGTTCAGTGCATCTATAACGCTGAATCCTGTTGCCATCTCATTTCCTCCTATTCTGTTTCGCCTTTCAATGCTTTTGCTATCTCTATGTACTCCCTCTCACGGGTTGCAATCTCAATGTCAAGTTTATCCATTCTTTCAAATAATTCGTTTATGATTTTCTTTGGAACTGCCTGTCTGTTTTTTAGTAGTATTCCAATAATCTGCACATTGCTCTTAAGTGTCAAATCTGACAAAATCTTAATTTGCTCACTTGGTCTCTTTACTTGTCTGTACAGACTGCATATCTCTCTTTCTGTCACGCAACTCTCCCTCCTATTCGGTCAACTTTAGAGTAACCCTTCCATTTCCTCGAATAATTCATGCGTCACGCATCTGTAATCTTGTGACGCAACCCCATTCTTCGAAAACTTCGGGAGTGGAATCATTCTCATTGTCGCCTTTTCCGCCACAATGGATCGTCTAATCGGCGTTATGAAAACGTTCAAGTCGCATTCCTCATGTAACCACTTTTCAAATTCAAGAGTAGTTTTATTCCGTTGCTTCATCGTCATCAATACTTTGATTCTCAATTTTGGATTCAGTTCTTTCAAATCCTCAATTTGCTCCTGCAAGTTCCCAATTGCTTCTACTTCGTATCCTCCAACTTTCACAGGTGCAATGACAAGGTCTGCTGCCAGTAGTATGTTAATAACAACCATATCAAGCAGACGACCGCAGTCGCAAATACAATAGTTATATATGTTCGCAACTTCTTTCAATGCATCCCTCAGCCTCGTGACTTGGTTTTCTTCCTGTTTGAGCAACAGATTCATGTCCGTCTGCATCAAGTATCCATTTGCCGGAATAATGTCAATATATTGGTAATCTGTTTGTTTGATTAAATCCCCTGTCTTATATGCACCTCCAACACTCTCATGTTTCTCAAGCAGTTCACTCATTCCAATTCCATCCGGTTCATATACTCCGAATGTCTTTGATGTATCCCCCTGTGGATCTCCATCAAGCACAAGTACTCTTTTTTCCCGTTCCTCTCCTAGCATATAGGCGATTGAATCTGATGTCGTTGTTTTTCCGATGCCTCCTTTTGGTGACATTACCGCAATAACTTTCATGTTTTCTCCTCCTGTGTTCATTTATCTTCTCTAAATATAAATCGTGTAATACAATTTCATTTGCAGATCGCTAAAACTAAAATCCGGAGTTTTGTCCGGTTGCATGGGTGACTTGAGATTTAACTCTTTCCATTTCCTGTGAGTAATCTCCGGCACTGCTCTGAATCTCATAACCTCGTCATCCTTATGCTTTACATAGTCCTCACACTCATTTCGCTCAATCTGCTGCATAAGCGTTCCGATGTACCCGACATATATTTCTTTATTGCCTTTTAGTATCCTCAGTAAATCCGCACTCTCTAATTTTTCAGTTAGTTCCTCAAGTTTCATACCTTGCCTCCCTTTACTTCTCCATTCTTTAGGGTGCTATTATTCGGATATTGCATCATCGCCTCATTATCCCCCGCAATGAACATTCTCTTGATTTCTGAAACATCTGTCAGATTGCAATATTCCTCAATTACTTTTACAGCTTCCTCTGCCGAATAGCACGTCGCAACAAAATGTCCTGCTGCTGCCATATCTTTCAGAAATTCCTTTTGTGACTGCTGTTGTCTACCGTCTCCATACTTCATCTCAATGTACAGTCCACAATAAATCCCTTTCGGATATGGCAAGCATAAATCACTCACTCCTGCCTTGACGCCCATCTGTTTTAGTTTAACCGCCTCTACCTTATTTCTGCTTCCACCGTTCGGTATGTGATATAGCCATTTTAGCTCCGGGTATTTGTTCATGTTGTACTGCGACCACTGGATGACTGCGATCTGCTCTGTGTCCTCGCTTTTTATTGCGTATCTCATATTCATCTTCTTTTCTCCTTCTCCTCATTCTTGCGTGTATGTAAAACATGCAATTGAAATCGTTGTAGTAGACTTCTGCGTCTGTGAAATCCATGTCCGGATACCACATTTTCAATATTTCCGGTATGGAATCTCTGTTTTTTGCCATCTTATCAACGAATGTTCCTACTTTTTTGTAGCTTCCTCCTGCTGCCGGACGTTTTGAATGTACAACCTTAATTCTTGGGTCTCTCAATCCCTTTGAGCTGTTCCATCTTCTTTCTGATGGAATACGGTTCTTTTCGTCTACGATATAATTCGCCATACCGGATAAACCATTTTCATCCTTTTGCAATCTCCGGATTTCATTTCTGCTCGACTGTTTCCAGCAAGCCTCTACCGTCTCCATATCCATTGCCCCGTCCATGACAATATGGTGATGCCATCTGATTTCCGCATCGGGATTGTATGCGGTTACATAAACGTATTTCGCAATTGGAAAACCTCTCTTTTTTCTTTGGTAGTTAATTCTGTTTATGAATTTCTGCATATTCTTGATTGCTGCATCAATATTTCCATCCTGCGGAAGATGCTCGTCATCATAGGTCAATGTGATCCACAAATCGTCATCTGTAAAATTTTCGTTGATTAGTCTCTCAACATATTTCCTTGCGTTTTTATCGTTCAATTTTCTTTGTGCCTTGTCGTTGTCTCTCTTGATTGTTCTCCCGTTCTGCGGTACTTCGTCCATACTGCGGAACTGCGGATATATCTCAATCTCAAACTGGTCTCCTGCGGTTATCTCTTTCAGTGCGTATACTACTTTCTTTCTATGTTTGAGCATTTCCTCAACAAATAACTCGTTTAGCTTTTCAATCTGATTCTGATATGCTGCTTCGTAGTCATACGGAACAAACTGCATCCCCCTCTTTCTTTTATTCCCTCTCCTCTGTTCTATCTGCTTCTTTTTCATCTGACACATTTCTCCTTTTATATTTTCGTAGACTTGTTACTATCTATTACAAGGTCGCTCAATCCCACGAAAACCCTTTAATTTACAGCTTTTCCGCTGTTTTTTCTATTGTTTTTCTGTGTCAGATTTGCTATACTGTCTTTAGGGATTTAATCGCAAATGACACTGTGATTGAACCGGACATCCGCTGCAACGGATGTCCTTTTTTGTCCTAAAGTTTTTTCTCATTTCTTGTTATCTTTCAACACCTCGTATTTTCTGAATTTCTTTTTCTATGTCTTTCCCTGTATAATCTGCAAGTAGCTTTTCCGAGATGTGATATGTCCAAATCGAAGACATCTGCACCGCCGTTCCGATCGGGAGCTTCCCCTGCTGCATTGCCACTCTGACAAACTGCGGTGATACATTAAGTATTGCTGCTGCTTCTTTTGTCAGTATTCGTCCTACTTCCATTTTCCTACCCCACTTTCTTTTCCATTTTTTCTGCTTCCCTTTGTCTAATCAAAAGCGTATTCGCATCTCTTGTGAGAAGCAAAATATCCGGTAAATCAATTTGCTCCAAAATAGTTACCATATGTTTAATCTCCTGTTGTTTCTTTTCTTCAAGTCCTAACATCTTATACACCTCCTGTTTTTTGTTGTTTCTGTGAATATTTTACTTCTCATAAACAAATCTGTCAATATGTTTTTTGTGTTCTTGTGAAGTTTTTTGTTTTTGTGAAGTTTTTACTTGACTAAAATAATACCGAAATGTATAATCTAAAATAGAAAGTGAGGTGAACACTTGTGAATATCGGAGAACGTATTAAGAAACTGCGAAAACACTTAGATTTAACTCAACAAAAATTTGGAGAGCGTCTCGGGATTAAAGGAAATACCGTTGCTCAATACGAATTAGGACGTAATGAACCGATAGATGCTGTTTTATCTCTTATTTGTAGAGAATTCAGTGTGAACGAAAACTGGCTTCGCACTGGTGAGGGTGAGATGTTCGAAAAACTAACCGAACAGCAGAAGTTAATGAAATATACAGGCTTGTTACTAAAAGACAAGGATTCTGCGATTGCCACTGCGATACAGGCACTTATTGTTACATACGAACAATTGGACGATACCAGCAAGGCTACGTTAGAAAAGATAGCTTTGCAGTATATAGACAACTTAAAAAAGAGCCAGTAAACTGACTCTTTCCTATGAATTATTAGACGAGATAACTTTTTACAAATTCAAGAATCTCTGCAACCTTTTCAGATTGTGCTTTTTCTAATAATTCAACAATAATTTTGATGTTATTTTGCTTTTTGCGATCTGCATCATTCATATGTACCCCTCCCGTGTCCGTTGTATGCCAAACGCACGTTCGAAATTCCTTGCATAAATAATACTACTAATTTTGTTTTATTTCAAGAGATTTTCCGAACATTCGTTCTTTAAAGGTGTTTTATTTATCCCTTTACTATATATACACTTGTACTTTAAAAATCTAACGGGGTTTCGGGGATTTGGTCGAGATCTCGACCACTTATTTATAAGGAGACTCAAACAGGTCCGTTATTCGAACATTTAGACCTGCTGCTAACTTCTCCATAGTGTCCATTCTTGGACTGGAACGACCATTTTTAATATCTATTATAGTCGTTTTTGGTATTTTCGTCTTTATGGATACTTGTTGTACTGTTAAGTTTTTTTCTAGCATTATCTTGTCCAATAGTATTCTCATGTGTATTATTTTACATTTTTGAATGTTAGAAAACTACAGGTAAATAATGGAAATGTTACTGCTATAAATGTATTATGCTACCATTTTATTGAAGCAAAATCAAATTTTTTTTAGTTTTTTTTAATAATGTATTGATTTTTTACTGTAAAGGGCATATTATAATGGTGTAACAAAAGTTACACGAGATTAACATACCCCTAGCAGTAGTCCTCCCACCATAAGGGAATAGACGAGGCTTGGGGTATTTTTTTAGGAGAGTTTTATGGAAAAAGAAAGCAAAAGAAAAATCGAACGCCATCAAGTTCGTACTGCCATTTTAGTGGATGGTGGTTTTTATCGGAAGCGTGCAAAATCACTATGGGGAAACAAAACTCCATCTGAACGTGCCGATGAGTTAAATGATTATTGTTATAAACACTTGAAGGACGGTTATGAAAATCGTTATTTATATCGTATTTTTTATTATGATTGTCCACCAGTCGACAAAAACATCTACGACCCCATTTCACAACGAACGGTTTCTTTAGGAAAAACTACCGAATTTGCATGGATGACAGAATTTCTTAAAGAGTTAAAGCATCACAGAAAATTCGCACTTCGTATGGGGAGAATAAGTGATACACAAGTTCATTATTCCTTGAAACACGAACCCACAAAAAAGTTACTCCGTGGGGAGATTCAAATTTCCGAACTGACATCTAACGACTTGGAATTAAATCTTGAGCAAAAAGGTGTGGATATGCGTATTGGAATTGATATTTCATCTCTTGCTTTCAAGCATCAGGTGAATCAAATTATATTAATATCCGGTGATAGCGATTTCGTTCCTGCTGCCAAACAAGCAAGGCGTGAGGGAATCGACTTTATATTAGACCCTATGCGTTCTACGATTAAAGATGATTTGTTTGAACATATAGATGGTATTCGTACACCTACACTCTATTATAAAAACCGTAATTCATAATCTGTATTACAAAACAAAAACCGCCCGGCACGCCAATACCGAACGGCTTAACATATATCCGAAGATATACTGTTATTCTGAACAAATATATTGTATCATCTTCGGAACAGTTTAACAATAGGAACATTCATATTGTTAGCTGTTATTTTTATACCCATTTTTACAAAGGAGATGATTATATGGCACTTATTAAATGTCCGGAATGTGGTAGAGAGATCAGCAGCGCAGCGTTTTCCTGCCCCGGCTGTGGCTACCCGATAAATCCACCAAAAGAAATAAAGAAAAAGAAAAGCACTCGAAAGACAAGACGTGCTAACGGTGTTGGCACCGTGTATCGCCTATCCGGTAACCGTCGGAATCCGTGGGTTGCTGCAATTACTGCCGGATGGGAACTAAATGAAGCAACCGGAAAAGTAAGGCAGATTCAACGAGCAATCGGTTACTTTCCAACAGAAGCGAAAGCAAGCCTTGCTCTTGACCGCTATAATGAAAATCCTTACGACTTGGGTCAGGAAATTGTGACTATTGAGCAATTATATGAACGATGGTCAACGGAATACTTTGAAGAACTGACTGACGATTCCTCTGTCCGCACCGTTCGTGCTGCTTGGCAGTATGTCCCGCCCTTTTTTAGAACACAGAATGCTGCTAAGATGACTCCGCAGGGAATTAAAGACATGATAAATAATGACGCAAAACGAACAGATGAAAAAGGGAACATCATAAAAGCATCAGACGGAACAAAATCAAGAATGAAATCCATGTTTAATCTGATGTATGATTATGCTGTCCTAGCTACTCTTGTACAATACAATCCTGCTCGTCAGTTTGTCCTAAAGGGCATACAGAACAAAATTGAGCGTAAACGAAAAGACAAAACTCCTATCTCTCCGGCGCATGAAGCAGAGTTATGGAACGACCTTGAATTTGGGTACACCCGAATGGTGTTAATTAACATATATTCCGGTTGGAGACCGGAGGAGCTTTTGGAACTACGTAAAGAAGATATTGATCTTGAGCAAAGGACCATGACAGGCGGAATGAAAACCGATGCAGGATTCAACCGAACTATTCCGATACACCCTAAGATTTTCGACCTCGTAAAATATTATTATGACAAATCTTCCGGCGAACTGCTCTTTTACGATTATGATAAAGTGCAGCCATCTACAATGACATATGATAAATATCGTGGACGTTTTAAGAAGATTCTCGTTCGACACGGCTGGCAGGATTTGTATAGTCCAAGTTGTCCACGTCACGCTTTTTCTACAAAAGCGAAAGAAGTTCGCATGGATGAATTTGCCCGAAAGAAAATTATGGGGCATGAAATTATAGATGTGACCGACAAACATTATACACATTTGAACATGCATGAGTTTCTTATGGAGGAAATCATAAAAATCAAGTAA